TTTCTTCAACTGCTGCTCTGTTTAACTGAGATGCTGTTGCGAATAGTATATCATGTTCTACTGCAAAGTTACGCATTTCTTCAGATACAAACTTGTCTTTAATAAACAAATCACTTGGATTAACTTTACTTTGTGCTGGCATCATCAGGTCTAGGTAATCAATACAAATTGCATCAATTTTAACATCATTTTTAATTTCGTATTCACGCATGTAACTAGTAATAGCGTTAATTGTAATACCGTTTGGAAGTTGTACAATTTGCAACTTGCCTGCTTTTTTACCTTGCATACGTACTTTTAAATCTACATCATCTACATTTTTAAATACTGCTCGTGTATCCATGCCAGTAATCATACTATCTAATCGCATACTAGATAGTTCTTCACTAAGCTCCAACGACACATACACTACATTTAATCCTGCAATAGACCAATTCAATGCTAAGTTTTGTAAAAATAAACTCTTGCCACCACCTGATGGAGCTGCAAAAATATTTAGTTCGCCTCTGTTAAATCCACCATATAATTTATTATCAATATCTTTCCAACCAGTGCTTGTTCCGCCACGTGCATTACGCACACGCTCAATACGCTCTGCTGGTGATTCCCAATAGTCAGTACCCATATGTTTAGCAAGTCCAATTTGAACTGCTTCTTTAATCATACGCTCAACTGGACCGTAGTCTCCTTTTTCAAGTAAATCTGCACTTTGTAAAATTGCGCTCTCTAATGCTTTGTGTTTACAGAATGTTTCAAATTCATCTACAAACCATTTTTGATGCCTGTCGTCTACATCTTTAAGTTCTTGTAGTTCAAGTCCTGTTGTTGCTAAGATTTGTTCACGTGTAGGTAATGCACTATAGTTCATTGAATGTTCTTGTATAAACTCTACACCTTTGCGTAGTTCTCTATCAAAAAACATTGGATCAATAATTCCATTAACTCTAGCAAACAAGTCTTTATCTTGTGCTAAAAATTCAACAAACAATCGTTGCAGGTCTATTGTATATTCTTTTGCTTGTGGTTGTGGGGTGTTATTTGTCATTTGCAATATTTTCTCATTAATAATTCAATTTTTGTAGGGTTATGCACTGCACTATTTAGTATACTCTTTATTGTATACAATCTTCCGTGTTTTGTCAAGCTATCTGATGCATCTTTACAATCTTTCCATTCAGGGAATGCAACATTCCATCCATGTTTTATTGCTGCTCTGCACATTAGCTTTCCTGCATCATCTGCATCTGGTAATACAATAATGTGCTTATTTAGGCTATGCAACACATCTGCTTGATCTTCGTTTATATTATTACTACCTATTGCACACCCATCGGTTACAATAGCATCTAATTGTCCTTCGGTTACAATAACAATTTCTTTATCTGCTGTTTGCCTGTCCAATCCATATACAAAGTCTTTCTTAGGTTGTTGGTTGTAATACTTTGGCATTCCTTCAGGTATAGTATCACTTGCCCATCTTGCTGTATACCCAACTACTTTATCTTTGTATGTAAATGGTAAGATAAATCGTTTGTTAACTCTGCCATGTTGCTTACTAGTACTGTACATGAATCTAGGATCTGCAATATCAAACCCACGATTTGTGAGGTACGTTGCGGCTGTTATCCAGTTTTCGTCTGGTTCGTGTTCCATGAACGGTTTAGTATCTTCTGGTAGTTCTTTTAAGTCCCAATCTATAACTAGGTTTTTACGCTTTTCAGTTTTTATTAATAATGTTTCTACATCCTGGTCACGTAGTAATTCTAACTGAATACGATTAATATCATTTTCATCAGCACCTAGTGTTGTTAGTAGCTGTCTTAACCTTAATGTTATTTTACTTTGTGGACTCCATCCAGTTTTATATTGACAATTAAAGCAATTATATTGAAACTTATCTATATCAAATAAGAACCCGCCTCTACCTTTAGTATCTGGTCTAGCTTGTCCATTTCTAGTACACATTGGACAATTGCCAGATATCCAGCCGCTAGGACTAGATCGCCAGTTAGCTGGTATTAGAGTTTTAACATAGGTATTCATTAAAGTCATATGTATATATTACACTCTAACTGTCAGTTTGTCAAGTGTTTATACTCTAACAATTACCCGATCCACTGTTCCAGTTGGTGCAGTGTGTTTTGTTCTAATGTAGTTTACATTTGTGCGGAATGTCCATGGATCAATGCCAGTGTAGCTATTGTACGGAAAGAATGTTTCTGTATATGAACCTAGTGTAATGTCAAACCAATCGTTTTCAGTAGGATTCTCGCTTAATGCGCCTTGCACATAAAAGTTTCCTGTATAGCCTGTTGCGTAAACAGCTAGTGTAATTAGTCCGTTTGGTTTGTTAAAATAACCTGTTGCTTTAAACATGCTACTGTAATAATATGTAACATTATTTTCTGTGGCACCTGTAAAGATTTTATTAGTTTGTGTAGTTAATGGAAGTGCATCGCCTTCTTCAGAACATTCAACAGTATAGTTAGGACGCATGTTTGTATCGCAAAATAACGGCAATACTAGTCCTAAGTCATTTGTGTAGCTAAACACAAGGTCATATAATCCTTGCGAAAATAATGCACTTTCACCTACAGTTAAAATAACTTTAATAGCGCCTTGCGTATAATCTGTTATGATTGCTTTTTTACTTACTACAGTTGATCTGTCGTTTCTGTTAATAAATGATGCATTTACTGTAACGCCTTGTAGCATTATTGGTTTTCTGTCTTGGTTTTTAATAAAGAAGAAAAACTGAGAATCGAATCCACGAAACAGTTTTAAAAATCTATAATTTAATGGGCTATTAACTGATGTACCTTTAGCACTAGCATATTTGCCTAGTCCGGGTGACGATCCATGATCCTGTAAAGTGAAAAGATCACCTACTTGGTTAATATTATATGTTGATCCGTAATTTGACATGTGTTTGACTCCTGTATTGTATTTATCAAAATCACCTAAATGAAAACGGCTAAATAGAAGTAATGCAAACAAAACATCAAAAACTCTTAGACGAGTATCCGTTTTTAACAGTAGTAGAATATGCAGGCAAGGAATATCTAGGTGTAGTTCAAAACATAGATAGTCATGTCGCTAGCATATATGTCTACGCAAGACTTCGAGATGACAAAGAACGACTTAAATTTTTAGAATTAGGTGAAGAATGGTGGTGGGAAACGAATAGAAAATTACCCATCAACATTGCATTAATTAATAGATGGAGCTTTGCACACTGTGTACAAAGTTTTAATGTAAAACAAATGGAAGTAGTAGCTGGCCCGGAAGTAAGATTAAGCAATAGCATTACCAAGCGTATTAAGCGGCGTAGTATTAATCTTGTAAAGAAAAGCCAGTAGCAAGCATATTTAATTGTAACACAATAGCAACTGCATAAGCATGGGCGTGTGCTTTTTTGAAAAAGTATTCGTCAGTAATTGGTCTTACCCATACGTCTTTATTAATTGTGTCCCAATCTTTACCAATTAGATGCCGTTTAGCAGGACGTATAACTGCAAGAACTGCTGCTAATTGTCCAATGCTAGTAGGCTTCATTTGTTTAACAATATTAAAGTGTTTATGAATATGAAAACACTTTTCAACTACTTCTTGATGTTCTAACAATTCCCACATTGGTTCAATAGACATTAAATTATCTAGTTCTGCAGTCGTCTTAATATCTTTATATAACCCGACATTCAAAATGTCAATCTTAAAGTAGCCCATTGCTTGTGCTTCTTTATGATCAATTGTGCTTAATCCTGTAAACGGGTGTGCTGGTATCTCATGGAAATACACACCAGTGTTATGTTTAACCTGTTTATTATCTCTAGCTATCATTGCTGGAGTGCCTTTAAGTATCGTCAGCAACTTATCTCTATTTGCTGTATCAATGTCAATATCTGTGTTTACTATCATATTCCTGCCTGCTCTAATATTCCTGTTACCCATTTACTATCACGTGGATTTACACTCATTGTACGTTGCCAATAATCAACGTCTAAATAGTCTGTAATCATTTTTAACTGTTCTGCGTTCATTTTATCAATTAACGTTTGTGCTGGAATACTAGTAAATAATATCCAAGGTGATATCTTTCCACTACAAATATGAAACACTGCTAAACTCGGTGCTACGTTATTAAAATAATCATTGTATTGTGTGTTGTTTTCTTCTGCCCAGCTTTGTAGAAATAATATTGTACGTTCTACTCCCCTGTCAACTGATTCACTTTTTAAGCGTTCTTTTTGCCACTTAGTAAACTGCTTGTCTTTGCCCCATGCATCAAGTCGTACTCCGTTCCTTACTAACCAAGTTGTATAACCTGGAACATCGTCGATGCCAAGGTCGCGACAATAATAGCCAAACTTACAGAAACTAATATAGTATTGACTCTTTGCAAACTCCTCGTATGTCTTATCTTTTTTCGCATTTGTGCCTATCTTATAAAATAATTGATATGATCTAAATCCAAGTTGCACATGTTTTTCATCTTTTTGCATATGTCTGCGCTTCTGTTCACATAAATGAACAGCCAACGTGCTTTCTTTTTTAAAAGATTTAGAACAATAGTTGCATGTGTGCATTTTACTTTTTCAACAATTCTTTAATTTGTTTTTTATCCATTCCGTGTTCTTCAAATAGGTCAACAAAATCATCTTTTGTTTTTGTGCTAATAAAGATTTCAATCTCATCATCATTTAAATGACTGTAGTTTTCTAATACCCACTTTTGTATTTTACTTTTCTTCATTGCCTTGCCGGGTGCTATCCACGGATGGAATGTAGTTTTTCCTAGTCCAACTAACTGCATCAACTGGTATTGCAACTGTGGGTGCTTACGTAGTTTATTAAAGTGTACATTTACAACTTCGTTAGTCCAGTCTAAGTAATGTTCAGATAACATCTTATCACCGCAACTACTAGTATAACGCATAAGTAGCCAAATGCCTACTTTTTTCTTTTCTTCTGGAGTGAGACTATCGTACCAGCCTCTATCTTTAGTATCAATAGATCTCATCTCTTCTTTGATATTTAATTTACTTGACAATTATCACCTCTCCATCTGTTTCTATCCAAACTTTTGCACCACATGATAATGGCTTGTCTGGGCTGTATATTACTTTAGAATCACCCTTAATAATAACTTCGTGTGCGTAGTTATTGCTTTTAGATGTTTTACATGTTAACACTGGTTCTCTATCACCCGACTTTGCATTTCGTTTAATAATATGCTGATTAACATGTATTCTAGTCTTCATTGTACTACCAAAGCTCACTAATGTCAAGTTGATCTGGCAACTTATTTGCTTCTTTTACAAATAGCACACACGGTGCATTTGGTCCATCATGTAATGGAACATTTAGCAAGTGTCCAAACTTTAACTTTGGAGCATACCATTTTACATCTGTATATATGTTTGTTATATTCACGTCTAAATACTTAGGTGTAAAACCTGTTAGTGGATTAAATGCAAACACACTAAACCCTCTATCATTTAAACTCATTAAACTTATTACTTCTGGATTTCCAACTTCTGGGTCACAAATTACAATACTCCAATCCAATGGCATAGTAATAGAGTATTGTCCTATCTGCAATACTGCTGCTGGTGCATAAAAACTTTCCAAGAACACTAGTGGAATAAAATAATAATCAATATGTCCTGGATTACTGTAGTCCAGAATGTTATATCTTAAATCTTCTATAGTATCTGGAATGTCATCAAGCTCATACGTTTGATTTTCAACTGTTAATATTTTCATTTAATTTTCCTTATTCCCATTCTACTTTTTCAATAGTAAATGGATAGTTAGCTTCTTTGTAAAATTTCTTACGCTCTGTCAAGTGTTTTTTACTAAATTTTGCTGAACTCGTAATGTCCCATATTTGTACATTATCCTTATCTTCAGCTTTTCTTATTCCACGACCAATACTTTGTATTACTCTAACAAAACTCTTTCCTGGTTCAATTAGCACCAAGTTAAAGATACGTGGGATGTTAATACCAACTGCTGCAACTCCATACGTTGCTACAACAATCTCATTTGTTCCTTCATTAATATCATCATAATGATCTTTACGATCAGTTGACTTCATTGCTCCGCTAACAAAGTTTGCTGCTGGTAAATAATCACAAATTATTTCGCCTGCTTTAATTCTGTCTACCAGTACAAGTGTATTACCTGATTGAGATATTTTATCAATTAGTCCACTTACATATTTCATACGCTTCTTATCTGTGGTAAGATATGATAGCTCGCTTTGATAGTTACTGTATATTGCAAACTCTTTCATTTGTACTACATTAACATGACACTGACTAAGTACATCCATGTCTTGTAACTCGCTTGCACTAAGTTTATTAGTTACTTCACCCAGACATGCTTGCAAGCTAACTTTCTCGTGATCAGCCTTTGGTATAGTTCCTGTTAGCCCCCAACGAAGTGGAATGTGTGCAAACTCTTTAGTTAGCAATTCTTTAAGTACATCAGCTTTAGCTTGGTGTACTTCGTCTACGATAACACATACTACATCTTCTGCGAACTCTAATAAACTTAATTCCTGTAGTCCATCACGGAATCGTTTTCTAATACTGTTTAAACTTTGCCACGTGCAAATAGTATGAGTATGTCCTAATTGTTTTTTGTCGCCAAAGTAAACTCCAACGTCTAGTCCTAAGTTTTCATAATCATCAGCAGTTTGTCTAACCAAGTCTTTGTTTGGTACAATAACTATTGATCTTCCATATTTTTCTACACGCTCAGATAGAGCTGCTGTAATAAGTGTCTTACCAGCGCCTGTTGCAATTTCTTGTAAGCAGTGTGGAGTGTCTAAAAACTTATTTACAATTTCAATTTGATAGTCACGCAATGTAACTGGTTGTCCTACCATCTGATGTTTTTCTGGCCAAAGTTTATGTTGAAATGTAGTTTCGTCAACTGTATCAAATGAAAGCTCGTAATTAGTTCTCAAATCTTCTACATCAATCTGATAGCCTTCTTCCATGATAATAGGTAACACTCTGTCAAGCAGGTTAATGTATGATACTCCACCTACTGTAAAGTAACTTTGGCATCCATCCCATCTACCAAGTTTGTAAGCTGGTACATGAAACGCATACGGAAGAAAGAACTTTAATTCCTTCTCACATTTTCTGCGAGTGTTAACGTCAAGTCCTTCAACCTTACAGTTAACTTCATCTTTCAATATAATTTTACATCTCATACTAGTATAATACACTCTAAATAGGGATAAGTCAATTGATTATTAACTTTTTTTATAACTTGTCACAAAAAAAGCCCCGAAGGGCTTTTTCTAAAACTATTTTACGCTCGACGCATACATGTAACTTCAGCAGTGCGTTTCCACTTTTCTTCACCAAAGCTCTTTTTAAGATCTGCTAACTTAGTAACCATACGCAAACTAATTTCACGCATCTTTTCTTTGTTACCAATCATAAAGTCCATAACATCTTCTTCTTCAGCTTTTGTAAAATCATATTCGTTAAGCATGCCGTCTGCTACAATCTGCTTACAACGTAATACTTTTTCACGTGTAGTATCCATTGTAAGATCTAAGTAGTGACAACGTGACATGATAGCTGCTAAGTGATCTTTAATCTTACCACGTACATTATCAAATTTAAGGTTAGTAATAAAAATTACACTACCATTAAATTCAAAGCTATCTGGAATACCTTCCCTACGTAGCAATGCACTATCTGTGTTCCAACATAGTTTACGCTTCTTACATGAATCAAGTGCTGCTTTAAGTAAGTTCAAAGATGTTTCATCATACAACACTGTATCACAATCGTCTAATACTAGCACATTGTTTTTATCTGCATTGTTATAAAGTATCTTGTACAAACCAATTGCACTTGATGCACCTTTAATAGTTTCAAAACGTAGCTTGTTACCAGCTAGTGTATCAAACAAACTATTCTTTTCTAGTATTGATTCAACACCAAACGACTTGCCAACTCCAGGAGGACCTGTTACAACCATTCCACGTACAACACCGTCAATTGACGCTTGTGTCATATCGTCTAATATTTGGAAACGTTCTCGCATACGTTCCATGATCATATCGTCTGTTTCGTTTGGATTATCTTTTACGTTATTTGGTAAAATTTCAACAATGGTCTCGCCTTTAGTATTCTTACGAGCTTTCTTAAGTTGCATATGTGCCATTTGTGAACTCCTGTTCTTTATTAATGATTACTATACTAGTATACAGTAAGAAGTCTTACTTGTCAACCTTTTATTTTCATCTTTTATTCATAGAATTGGGCCCTGTTAAATTTAGGGCCCAATTGTAGTTAATAATTATACTGATACTCTTCTTTGTGAGATCATGTAGCTATTTTCTTGTCTACCAGCTAATCCAGTAGTTGTTGCAGTAGCTTTAACATTAAAACCTTCCGCTCTAAGCTCTGAAAGCCTAGCACCCGGAGATGCAATATCTAGCTTGTTTCTTAGGTCTTCTGTAGTAAAAGATTTACCAGTACCCCAAAATTTAGCTAGTATTTGTTGGTTTTGTGTTCCTTCTTTAAAGAACTTAGTTCCTACTGCTTGTTTAGTCTTCTTCATATATAACTCCTTTTTGTTATTATTTAACTTAGTACTAATAATATACGAATTTATATATAATGTCAACCTTTAAATTTCAATAATTTTTACCCTATTTACAAGGGTTTCCTTAGCATTTGAATACTTTGATAGCTCATGTTTGTTAACAGTTGCTCTAATTTGGATGCTTTTATTAGCAATAATATCACTAATATCTGGCTGGTCTCTCCACCAAAACTTAATAATGTCTTTTTTGGCGTAAACAGTAGTAATCATGTATACGCTACTACTTTGAATGAATTTAACATCTAATACATCTACTGTAACATTATAGCGTTTGCCCTTATCACCAAAGTATATACTACTGTGCTTTAGTGTAGACATTTTGTCTTCTACTTCTTCACGCTTTTTGTCAATACTTACACTGTGTGGCAAACTAGCAATAATGCTTATTCCAAACTTACTAACATCAGCTTCGATAAGACATTTTGCAACATTTTGCTCAAAGTTATTAAGACTATTAGTCATCTTCTTAATCATTAGTTTACCATTAATTGAGTCAATTAACACATTTGCCGCTGTAAGTTGTTCTTGTGTAAACTTCGCGCCAGTAGACAAATATTCTTCAGCAATTACTGTTTTGTTATCACGTATAACTGTTGATTCACCAGTTTCATGATTATGATCTGTATATCCTTGACCACTGCGAATAAAGCCTTGATAGTTGTGTACTTCTATAGCTGCACACATTACATCAACGATAGTACTATTTGGATATTGTGATTTTTTCAATTTAGACTCCACTGGTAGTGTTAAGTTATCAAACATTTTATTTATAAGTATATTATATAACAAGAAGTCTTGCTTGTCAACCTTTTATTGCCTATTTAAAAATCTTTCTAAGTCTTTGGGTAAAACTGCGGTGTCCATACGTTCTGGGTGCCATATTATGCCCCATATGTTTCTTTTTCTATGTTTGAATGCTTCTATGTCGTTTTCTCTTGTTGTAGCAATAGGATCAAATCCTTCAGCTAATTTTAATATTTTATTTTGATGGAAACTGTTTACTGTTTGTATCTCATCATCCATTAAAACATCATGTTCTATATTATAATGATTTTCGCATTCTACATTGATACCTTCTTCTAGTTGATTAATAAGAAGAGCTCCATGACAAACACCTAGTATGGGTTTGTTCTGTTTATAACATTCTGTAAGTAGACGTATTTCTGTAGTCAATCGTAGAGGACTTGCGTCACCGCCTGTAAAGATTATAAAGTCTAGAGAGCTAACTAATTTTTCAAAGTCTTGTTCTTTGTCGTTAGCTATTGAAGTGAGCGTATGACCGCTTAGTAGTTGTTGCCAACCGTGCTCTAAGCAATCATACGCAATATCATTGTAATAGAATATGCGTTGTGTTAACCCAATATTCATTTACGATATATTACCAACCGTAAGCTGCGTTAACTAGTTCACGTGAACCAGCTGCTTCAACTGTGTTTGCACAAGAAACGTCAAACAAATCTTTACGCATACCGTCAACGATATCAAGCACACGTGCTTGTACTGCTGGAGTAGTTGCAATTGATTCTAATTTCATAGCACCAATAGTTGAGTGAAAACCTTCGTCTTTAGCAATTTTAGCATATGATTTAGCAATGAAAGAATCTTCGATTGTTTCAGCCATTTGTGACCATACTGCCGCTGCGCGACCTTCAGCAACGATTTGATAAACAGCAAGAGCTGCTTCATCAGAATCTGCTTCATAAGCTGCTAGTAAGTCTGCACCTTTAGCTGTTGGCTTAGCTGCTTCAGCTGCCATAGCTTCAGCTACATTTAGTTCTTTACCAGTGATTTTTTCGATGCATTCTTTTACCATACGGAAGTGGATTGCTTCGTCCATTGCTTGCTTAGATAGGTTTTGTAATTCAATTGGGTCTGCATCAGCAGGCATGTTAGCTACTTGACGTGAGATTTCAACCATGTTCATTCTCTCGTTAACCATTCTACCTGTGAAGTGCTCTACTAGAGCTTCCATTGAATTGTCTTTGCTTTCGAAATACGCTTTCACGTTCATTTTAGAAGCTTCGAAAAGTGCTTCGTTGTCTTTTTGTAGCTGGGCTACAAATTGTGTTGATGTAGTCATTGTAATATTCTCCATTAATTACTTGAATAGGATTCACTATGTGAATCACGAATAAAACATTTTTCTCTTATGTAAAGGGAATAATGAGTTGCACGTCTTATATATAACTGCTCAGTTATAATATGCAATCATCTTTGATGAGTAGTAAAGCTCTTTACTACACACTTATTTAGCATTATTAGTCAGTAATTATACTATAATGAAATGTCTTCTAGTCCTGCTGCTCGTAATTTAACAATATTATTGATTTGAAAGCCTTTAGCTTCTAGTGCTTTAATAACACCAATATATTGATTACGTACTAAACTAAAGTCATTAATTAAATATTGTAAATCTACTACATTTTGTTCACCATCTACATATTTTTCAGCATCACGTGAACTTAATGCTTTATTGTAATTTTCTAAGAATTTTCTAAAAGTTTGGGATCTAAGTTTACGCATTTCTGTATGGAGAAATTCTAAAATAGCTTCAACTTCTTGTAGTTGATTAAACCTATGTTCAACTATGCCAGGCATTTCTCTACTATGTTTCTCAAGTACACCTTTCATACTGCACTCAAATCGTGCTTGGTCAATTTCTCGTTCAAAATGAGAGATAGCCGAAACTATCTCTCCTAAGTTTGCTGTAACTTTACGATACCATTTGCTCATTAGTAATCGAGCTCTTCATCGTCTGGATTATCATCATCAAAGATATCTTCGTCTTCTTCTTCAGATTCTAAATATAAATCCATTGCCTCTCCTAAGAATTCGCAATGGTCTGAAATTTCTTTTGTGGCTGGTCTAACATCAAACCCAAAGTCTACAAGATGCAAAATAGTTTTATTTGCAAATTCTAGTTTATCTTTGTCGCCGATAAAGTTTTGTGCTTCATCGTACATGTTAAACACAAATTCAAAATCTCCATCAGTTAGATTCATTTGCTTCCTCCATCATTTCAGTGTCTATTACTTCTTCTTCAACTGCATCAACTACTTCATCGTCATACTCACGCATAACTGTTTCCAATGCACCATCTTTATTTGCATTCCAAGGCTTACGGAACATTTTAATTACTTCGCCTGTTGTAGGGCTAATGTATTCTAAACTGTTACCACTTTTCTTCAATATGCCTTTAGCTTCAAAGAAATCAGTTAAGCCACTAAATGGACTCATACCAGTTTCATATGGAATTTCAACTTGTACGCTTTCAAATGGTTTTGAATAACGTGTTTTCATTACCTTACACGCAGCACGGATGCCCCATACTTGTGATGTTTTATTACCATCTGCATCAACTTTAAGTTTTAGTTTACGCATTGCAATAACAATACTTGATGCATAGATAAAGCCTTGTCCGCCACTGATCTTGTCATCTGGATCGAACATATCCTGTGATGCATATGTGTGGTTAGTTGCTAGTAGTCCTACGTTATATTGTCCAAACATGTTAACTGTGTTACGTACTAATGATGTTAGTGCTTTAGGCTTACGCCCCATATCACCTTTCATGTCACCAGCTTGGAACTGATTAACATCAGTAGGTGTTAGTAGCATGCCCAACGAATCAACTACAAACAATACTTTAGGACGATTTTCGTCTTCTGCGTCAGCATATTCTGCTTTGTAGTCTTTCATAAAGTCACTAATTGTTTTAGCAACATCATCAATCATTGACATGTTAAGTTTTAATAGTTTTTCTGGTGAAGTATCTACTTCAAGTGCATGTAACCATGCTTCGTCAAGTGCGTTCTCAGTGTCAATTAAGATAACAAAAATGCCTTGTTCTTGTGCTGATTTAACTACGTTACCTGCAGCAATATATGATTTACCTGCACCACTTTCACCGGCAAGTACTGTTACTTTGCCTAGTGGAATTCCTTTGTGGAAGTCGTTGCTGATAAGTTTGTTTAGTGTGTAATTTCCTGTGCTAATCCATGTATCAGGATCATTAAAGCCTACGCTTAGTCCTGGTACACTTTTAGTAATAGCTTTACGGAATTTACTTACGTCAAATGGTCTCGCCATAATGTTTTCTCCTGTTAAGAGCGAGGGGATTTCTCCCCCCACTAATTTATATTACTTATTGATCTTTACGATTTCTAATCGAAGCCAAAATGTCCTGAGCACTCGGTACTGCACTTCCTGCATTAGCTGTTGCCATTTCTGGTTCTGCTTGTGCTACTGGAGCTGCTTGCGCTACTGGAGCTGCAACTGGTGCTGCTACTGGAGCTGCAACTGGTGCTGCTTCTGCTACTGGAGCTGCAACTGGTGCCGCTGCTGGAGCTGCGCCTGGAGCTGGTGCATCAACACCATATGGACGATAGTAGTTACCAAAACGTGCTGGATCATACAATTGTCCATCTACACTTGCTTCAAACATTTCAAAGATAGCGTTTAGATGTTCTGCATCTGGTTTCTTAGGTAAGAAGTCGTTTAGATTAAACAAGCCATATGTTGCAATTGCATCACGTTCTGCTTGATCTAAGCTACGTTCTCTACGAGCCCAATTAGATGTGCTATAGTCAGCGTATTGACCTTTGGTAGATTTTTTAATTGTAAAATCTGTACCAGCTTCGTAGTCAGTTGGGATTTCCTGGAATTCAGGATCCATTAGTGCTGAACTAATAATTTTATAAATTTGAGGTGAGATTACAAAACGACGAATTGGATTCTCAGGAACTGTATCTTCCGTTAATTCGCTTTGTGGTACAAACCCTTGGAATACGTATGAACGCTTCTTCCAATATTTACGACCCATGTCTTCCATAGTTGGATCTTTAAACCAAGGACGAATTTCTGCGTGTACTGGGCATGTATCACCCCACATTTCTACGCATGGTACTTGGATTGTTACTGGTTTGTTTTCGTCTCCGCCTTTGACACCTGGAAAACTTAAACGAATCATTTGACGTTCTTTCCAAAAGAAAGTGTTGTCTTCGTCTGCATCCGGTAGGAAACGTAGTGTTGCACTAGTTCCTTCTGGAATGTTCCAATGTGTAAAGATGGCGTTATCGCCTGTGTTACTACTAGAGCCTGAACTCTTTTTATCTTGTGCCTGTAGTTTTGCACGGATTTCTGCTAAAGATGCCATTATTAGTTTCTCCTATATTAGCCTTTATTTGTAGCGGAACTACATGTTCCACTTTGTGTTTTGTAACATTATTGTTACTTTGCCTTTGATTGCCTTTACAGTATATAATACATTACGCCTACTGTCAAGCGTTTTTTACAGAAAATTATTTAAATAATTATTTAAGCAATTTTCCTACGTAAACCTGTCATAATTGATTCTACAATACTTTCGCCTGCAACTGCTTTAGGTTCTACTGAGTAGTTTCCATCAAGGAATTTGCAAATCTTAGCAAGCATAACGACATGATTTTGAGGTAAGTCGTACAGCTCTGAGCCAAGGTGGCTTAGTATATTAAACGCTTCATCATTTTTACTTGACATAGCTAGATACGATAGCATAGAACTTAATTTTGCCATTGCACCATTACCGCCTGAATATTTAACTGGGTCTTCATTATCAGGATGTTCTGGATCGTTAGGGTCAATTGTTAGTTTAAAATCTTCCTTAGCTTTAATCATATCATAAAGCCTCATTACATATTGTTTAGTTAGATCTGTCATACCATCTCTCTCCTTTATTATACGAGCAACCGTTTCTAAAACTGCGTCCATATTTTTAGCAGCTTCAAATGTATTATACATAAACTTATCGGATATGTCAACCTCTTTTTCAGAATTTTCTGCGATTGTGCTTGTAGGAGCCTCATAACTATCATAACCTCTAGTAGTTTGTAGGTTTTTTACGGTATTTTTCAGTTCATTTAACTTATGCTTGATAGTTTCAACAATATTTGCATTGCCTTCATTAACTAGCTTATTTGTGCGAACATGTCTTATAAATTGATTGCATTGCGATACTTCTTCACATATTGATATAATTGACTCACCAATTGCATCATATGGAGTTCCGCCCATGCTTACGTGCTTGGCCATAGCTTTAGCACCTTGTAAATATTTGTGTGGGAATTTAAATCTTTCACCATCTGCGTTCTCAATAAACATAGATTGTATGTTACGTGAACGTGATCCTCTGACTTCTTCATTAACACCTTTTGAGTGTCTAATTATAAGTCTAGTAGATTCTGGTAATTGGATGTAGCTTGTTTTAAGACTTCCTGTTGCCACTGCATATCCTTCGGATACTGTTTCGTGTGCGAAATCTTTTGGTTCGATATTCTTATCAAACTTTCTAATGTTATATTCTGCCATAGCGTTATGTCCTGCTCGTTTAATACTATTCAATAGGTTCTTATTCTTGTCAAAGTTGAAACTTGCTCCTGCTTGTACAACTAGTTCAACTTGACCGTCTTCATCGCGTATTGTGATGAGAAAGTCCTGATCGTATGCGTAAAATCTTGCAGACAATTCTGGATCTAATGTTTTATTTCCTTCTGGATCAAACAATTTTAATTTAATGTTTGCCCCTTTTAGGATGTTAAAAATTTCTTGTGATAATTGCATTGTATAGTATTCCCTTTAATGTATTTATCTATTTATGGATTATTTGGATCGTTATATAATTGATCCATGTTAATCCCATAGCTTTTTAATAGTTCTGTGTTGTTGTTAACATATCTTACTAGGTCATTATATCCTTCAACTGAATATTCTGTATTATAAAAGTTACATAAGTCTTTGTATGTTCCTATGCTCTTATCTACTAATAGATCTTTAAAATCTATATAAAAAACATTATATCCATTACGTTTTAGTTTATTATATAAATGCAAATAATGCCTACGTATGTTTATATAATACTCGTCCATAGATGCGTTTAGGATTTGATCGATTGCTGCATCTAAAATAAAATCATCAGGCTTATTCTTAATTAGTCCCAATGAATCTGAATATCCTATGTTCCATATATTATTTATTATTACAATAGACTTGTATTGTTTTAGATGCTCTAACATTGATTTGTAGGATTGTACCGTGATTTCATGATTCATTAACGAAATAAAGTGCCGTGGCTTAACATGTGTAGTTTTTATAGTATTTCCTACAGAATTATCACTGCCTGCTACGTTTTTTATTATATGAATATATTCATTGCGTTCAGTACGAAATTCAGTTGATCCGTCTTTTAAAATAAAACGTGCTATGTTTGATGAAACATAATTGCCGCATTGGCCACCCTTGTAAATTACTACAGTGGTGAACCCTTTTTCCACTTCTTCTACTTTTTCTATTTTTTCTATTTTTTTCATAATAATTATATCAAACTAAATGGCATAGGTTCCATTCCATCACCGTCTTCAAAATCATCATTAAGATATTCAAACGCACTTTCTTCGTATTTTGATACTTCCATGCTCATTCTTACAATTAAATTAAGTGCCATTACAAGGTCATCATGTTCGCCGTCTTTTGCAGAATAACTGTTGCCTCTGGCTATGAATGTTTTTAATTCTCTTAATAATGGCTTACTTGCAACTTCTAGTTTTTCTGTTTCTACCCAATGCTTTAATTTAGCACATGCACTGATTTTACTTTTGTGCGTAGTTGTAAAGCCTCTTCTATAACGTTTAGAGTTTCCATGTTGTCGTGTTTCGCTTAAGAATGTACCAGGAAAGTTTTCTTCTCCATGTTCTTCAACAACAACTAATGCTGCTTCGCCTAATGTATTATTTTCCATACTGTAGTATATTTCACAGTCACCGTCAGTTTCACTTTCAATGTACTGTGCAATTTCTCGTAATATTTTAATCTGGCCTTGTACTGTAGTTCTGTTATGCATCCATTCTGCTATTTGTTTCATTCCTGGCATACTGTATACTTGTATAGCACTATTATCACCGCCGGTGCCTAAACTAGGATCAAGTCCTATCATATAAAGTTTACCTTTAGCAACTGGTGCATACCAACGTACTTGTCCTGCTTTAGCATACGGGTCTCTAGCTTCCATGTTACTAAGTTTAATACTATCAATTAGTGTTTCGTCAAACGCAATAAATTCACAATTATGTTCTCGTCTAAATCTTTCTTCGCCAATTTTTCCACGTTCTACGCTAGCCCAGTCTTCATCTCTATCTGGGTGTACTTCCCATGTTGCAAGATAATGTGCAAATCCGTTTATACCTTGATTTGTTGCATTTCCAAATTCATCTGCATTTTTATTTGCATCTCTCCAAATTTGTGCAAATTGATCATCGTCCATATTGGGTGTGCTTGTAATAATACATTTACCACCTGTTGCTAATGTAGGAGATAGTGAAGTCCAAAATTCCTTTGCAACACTAGGTCTAACAAATGCAAACTCGTCTAAGTATGCCAATGAAATAGACAAACC